ACATTACATAGCACATGCTCTATTAGAAAAATCTTGCTTAATAAGATATGGTGAAAAACATCCTCACACAATAAAAATGAGACATGCTTTTTGGAGAATGAATCATTTTACAAATCAAAATTTTTACATGAATTCTACTTTATATGAATCATCAAGAAAAAGAATTGCTGATAGAGTAAGGGAAAGGTGTTCTGGTAAAAAATTAAGTCCTCAGCATATAGAAAATGTAAGACAAACAAAATTAATGTATGAGTACTTGCTAAAAGATCCAAATGGTGTAGAATATAACACCAATAGTTTAAGAAAATTTTGTGAAGAAAACAACCTACATGGTGGAGTGATGTGTTATGTTGTTAATGGTAAGAGAAACCATTATAAAGGATGGACTGGAAAAATTCTTGGGAGGATTGAAAAATGAAGGCACCTCTTTTTGAATATCCTACCTATCAATATCAAATTAAGGATTGGGATTTTAAAAAACGAGGTCTGTTAAAAAGACTCAAAGAGGAGAAGTTTATTAGAACTGACCTCCAAACCTTTGAGACTGATAGACAGACTAATAAGAAATCTTATCTTCATTACTTTCAAGACCTAATCAAGGATGAGTTGTGGGAGTTTGTCCAGGAAGCACAAGTCACTTGTAGTATGACTGATGTATGGGCAGTTCGTTATCAAAAAGGAGACCAGCAAACAATTCATAACCATAAGAGTTGGGGATTTACTGGTATTCTTTATGTTGATTTTGACCCTAAAGTTCATACTCCCACTTGTTTTGTAGCACCCTGGCAAGACCCAAGAACTGATACTACATCATTAGCATATCCACAGAATGTAAAGGAGGGAACAATCTTTATCTCTCCATCATATACCTTACACTTTGTACATCCCAATCAGGTAAGAAAACACAGGACTATTATTTCCTTTGACTTACTACCAAAACTCCCAGATCATCAGTCAGTAGACTAGGTGGTCTTTTTTATGTCATAAATAACTGAAAAGTGTAGTGTCTAATGGCGATATCTAACGCTGTAACTCTTGCGAATATACCATCAGGAGATACGTTTACTGTTGATGGCGTTAACGATAGAGTTGGTATTAATAGTACAATACCAACGGAGGCACTAACCGTTGTTGGTGTTGTAAGTGCCACTAGTTTCTTTGGAGATGGATCCAACCTTGATGGTGTAGCAAGTGCTGGGTTAGGTACTGCCATAAGTGAGACTGCTCCTGGTGATGTAATTTATTATACAGATACAGTATTAAGTATTGGGGCAACTATTACAATAGATGCGCCATCATCTTCAAACGTAGCATATACACAATATGCAGAAATTGCAGTTGAAGAGGATAAAGATCTTATTATCGCAGATGGTGATGACTTTATCCCTGATATTTTAGGACTATCAACAGAAGGTGTAACACCACTTGTAGGTGCTGGTGGTAGAATAAGAGCAGATAACTTTACCAATAAAGCAGGTAATGGAGCACCAAACTTTCCTTCTGGTTTAACTGGCACTACAGGAACCTTTAGTGGTAATGTTTCTATTGCAGGAACTTTAACATATGAAGATGTAACTAATGTCGATTCAATTGGTATTATCACAGCAAGAAGTGATATATCAATTGCTGATAAAATTGTTCATACTGGTGATACAAATACTGCTATCAGATTCCCTGCTGCTGATACATTTACTGTAGAGACTGCTGGTAGTGAAGCAATTCGTGTAGATTCAAGTGGTCGGTTGGTTATAGGAAGTTCTGGTCGTACTGCTGGAGAAGTTAATGCTCAATTGCAAGTAGAAGGAACAAGTTTTAATACTTCATCCTTAAATCTTATCTCTAATGCAGGTGCATCTGCTGGAAATGTTGCTCACATTAATTTAGGAAAATCTAGAGGAACTTCTGATGGTTCATCCACTGTAGTTGCCAGTGGAGATAATTTAGGCAATATTCAGTTTGCTGGTGCTGATGGTACTGATTTAAACTCTATTGCTGCATCAATCAGTGCTAGTGTAGATGGCACACCTGGCACAAACAATATGCCGGGGCGTTTAATATTTTCCACAACATCCGATGGATCAGCAGCGCCAACAGAAAGACTTCGCATCACATCAGGTGGCACAGCACTCTTTAAGGGTGGACTTGCTGAGAAATATGAAAACGCAGGAACAACTCTTGGAGCACAGACAGATAATCCATTATCAGATGGTAATGTAATTCTATTCACTGGTAATGAATCCAGTGCTACTCTTACTATTAACTTCACTGGTGTTCATTCCACATTATCAGATGGTGAAACTGTTTCCTTTACTGCTATTATCTCACCAAATGGAACTGGTTTAATTACAGTAGCACAAGTTGATGGGCAGCCAATAACAATTAAATGGTCTGGTGGTTCAGCACCTACTGCTGGTGCTTCTGGACAGGATATATACACATTCCAAATCTTGAAGACTGGAACTGGCACATCAGATTACACCGTATTTGGTGCTGCTGCTAACTACGCTTGATAGGGGGTAGATAAATGTTTAACTGGAATAAAAAAGAAAAACCTCTTCTAGGACTACAAGGTTCTGGTGGAGGACTTGGATACTTAGCACCAAAAGGAGGTGGCGGTGCTGATCCTGGAACAATTACTGCTGTATATAATTCCAATAGTGATGGATACTCTGGTGGCAATATGGCCGCTAAAACATGTAATAGTATTAGTTATAGTAGTTTTGATGCAAGACCACCAAATAGCACCCAAGCATCATCAATTACAAGTTCCTGGACTAATTGTAAATTGTATTCGACGGATGGTGTTGATCCAACAGTAAATGCTGGTGTTTTCTGGGGTAGAACTAGCAACAATTTAGTTCTAACATATTCTGGATGGAAAGGTGGAGCTCCAATGGCAGATTATGTTTTTGTAAATGGTTCTAGGATCATAAATTTTGACGGAACGGGACATGATACAGGAAATCTTACCAGTCCAGAAGGGGGTTATGTTTATTGGACGATGCCTGCTAGTGGAAGTACAGTTATTACTGTGAATTTCATAAGTGGTGGTGATCCTCCATACATTTACTGGTCTGGATATCGATATGAGGGTGGTGCTGCATCTTAATCAATCTAACCTCAATAAATAAAAACACTTTATAAACTGTCCATAGACTCTCTAGGAGACCTCTGGAGGAAGTGCATATCCTTATACAGCAGGTGATAGTGCTGCTGGTTCTGGCGGTTCCGGTATTATTGCTATTAGATACTTGATTTAATTTGATACTCTGATTTGAATAGTGTCCATAATAATATAAATAACTAAAAATCATAAAGCTATGTCGAGAGTTAGAGCCGATAGATTAACCAATAGGGCAGGCACTGGAGCTCCAACTTTCCCTAATGGTGCTGTGATTACTGGTGTTGCGACTGCCACTAGTTTTGCTGGTAACATCACAGGAACCACAGGAACCTTCAGTGGTAATGTATCAGTTGGCGGAACACTAACATATGAAGATGTAACTAACATTGATTCAGTTGGTATTGTAACCGCACGAACTGGTATCAAAGTTCTTGCTGGTGGTATTAATATCGTTGGAGTTACAACAGCAGTATCAGGTGTTGACCTGAACGGAACTTTAAGAGAGAAAGTTAATGTAACTGCTGGTAAGTTGAGTGATAATCTCAATATTGACCTTGCTAATGGTATGGTTCATCTGTTTCAAACTAATGAAACAGGGTCAGCAATACCAAATATTAGAGTAGATGGATCAACAGAACTGAATAATGTGATGGTAGATGGAGAAAGTGTTGTCGTAACACTTATCACACAGGCAAATAGTGCTGGTTACTGTCCTAATCTTACGATTAATGGTGGTGCTAATAGAGCTATAAATTGGGTTGGTGGTAGTGCCCCAAGTGATGGAAGTTCAGGTGTAGATATTCATACATTTACTATCATTAAAACCGCTAGTGATACATTTACAATCATTGGCAATCAAACTAAGACTGCTTGAGGAGGATAAGTCATGAGAGAACAACATAAAAAAGAATCACCAATCCTTTCCTTACTTGGAATGGGTGGTGGAGGAACTGGACTTTCTTTATCTGGTGCTTCAGGATATCCTGCTGATACTTTTTGGATATCAGAAGCTGCTAGAGGTGGTTGGGACAATGAATATGTAGAAGATATTGCTGGAGATAATGAGGGCAATATTTATGTGGGAAGTATTAGATATAATGGAGGAGGTAATGGATACAAAAGTAACTCAATTGTAAAACATGCAGTTGATGGAACTGTGAGTTGGCAGAAAGTTAATTATAAAACCACTTCTCCATATGGTTTGGAATTAAGATGTATAAATGCAGATGCAGATGGTGATCATGTTTACATTAGTGGACAAGGTGATCCTGGAATGTTTGTCACTAAAATTAATAAAAGTGATGGAACAGTGGATTGGAGAAGACAACTAGGTAGTGTCACCACTAATAATATACCAGAATCTATAGTAATTGGAAGTGATGGAAATCCAATTGTTATTGCGAGAATGTCTTCAGACAGTGACAGGCAAGGTTATTTTAGTTTAAATGAAAGTAATGGTGCTGATGTTTGGAAGACGATGGTTAAAAAAACAAGTGGGGATACTACCTACACCCAAACAACCATGCACGCAAAAGTGGATAGTAGTGGCAATATCCACTCATTAGTTTGGGGAGACACAGGTTACCCAAATTACTATTTGGCTATTGTAAAACACAACTCTTCAGGGGTACTTCAATCTATATCTGATTATAAAACTTCTTATGGAAATGAAGATTTCTTTGGAGATATAGCTGTTGATAGTTCAGGAAATAAATATATTTCTTATAGATACATCACTGGTTTAGGTCAGCAAATGAGAGTTGGTGTTATGAAAGTAAATTCATCTGATGTTATTCAGTGGCAGAAGGGAATTGATTCAGCACCCAATTATATCAGTCCTGAACAGATTGAAGTACTGCCAGATGATGCTGGAATTATTATGCGTATTGATGATAGACAAGGAGATTCTAAAAATACATTTGTCAGATTTGATACTTCTGGTAATGTAGTATGGAAGAGACAATTTGGAATTAGTGGTATAGATGTTCCTGGTAGTGTGGGAAAAATGAGACTTAATAGGAATGGAAATATAATATTTAATACTTACCATAATACAGGAGGACAAACATATACAATTGTAGCTCAATTACCAGCAGATGGTTCACTCACTGGTAATCATACAGTAGGATCTAGAACATACGAATGGGCTGCTAATACTACCCTTTCATTTACTACTCAGACTGCATATTCAAAACAAGGTTCATCAATCTATTCATCTGAAGCTAATAGTAATGCTAATGCTGCTTATGACAGTAATATAACAACTGTAAATAATATTCAAACCTTTACTAAGGGAGATGTAGATTAGTCCACCTTATAAACTGTCCACAAGACTCCGCAGACCCCTCTGTGGGGTCTTATAGTAGGTACATACAAGACACAGAGGTATGACCATTACTCACAAACTCATCTTCATTGCGTCTTTTATATGGATGATGCAGTGGGGAACCCGTGTAACTTCGCTTGCTATCAATGCATTGTATTGAAGTGTTACCAGAGGACTCTACAATCGCTTGTAGTAGCACTGTGAACTGGTTTCTTATGGAATACCTATCCAACTTTGGTATTGATCTCACAGTAGAGCATTTAGACCTCTCTGATGAGGGTGTGACTGGATGGTGTATGAAAATCGGACCATGTGAGTATGTGATTCAAATCCACAATAAACTTGTTGGAGATGAATATACCTCTACTATTCTACATGAACTGTATCATGTATACCAACACTTATATAAACTGCCTCAATGTGAAATGTGTGCTTATCAGGCAGAACAACAATTGCTTGACAAGTATCGCAATGGAGGGTAGACTAGGTTTGTCGCCTTTGAAGATTAAGCTTTAACTAATTAGAACCATGAAGACCAAGTTTATTACAGTCAAACCAAAAAGTACTAAAGCAAAGAACAGGTTTGCCAACCTAATGAATGGACTTCATTCTTGTAGGGTTGAGAAAGAAGACCAAGAGAAGATGTTTCTTGCTTCTATCACTGACATGTATTTCTTCTGGATGAAGAAAGAAAACGACACTAACTGGGAGGAAATCAAGTGACTATTTCTTATGACAAGACTTGGGAAGTCATGAACTCCCTTGAAGAATCATTCAATCGTATTGTAACATTAGAGCAGATGATTGATGATTTGAATGAAGCAGTTAACAATGAGGATAGGCAATCTATCATTGACACCAGTCATGCTATTGCTGCCTATTTGCCTGTCTATATTCGTCAATATGAGACAGCATCACAACGGGCATGGAACAATACTGTGCTTGAAGTAAGAAAAATTGATAATCCTTACAGTAGTGTTAAGATTGGTAAATCAAGTGTTGAGAATCAGACAAAAGTCAACTATGATAATATAGATATCGACCTGAGTTAAAAAATGACCTATAAAGGCAAAACACCTCCAGAAGAGATCAAATCAATGGAAAAAGCAACCAAAGATTGCGATATCCGTGCTATTCATCCCGATAAACTTGAAGAGTTTGCTGCCCACCTTGTTAACAAATTGAAAGATGAACGAAAAGATCAACGAGATTGAACCTCAAGACATTGACGAATTCCTGAAAGATTGTCTTAACAAGGCAGAAGAAATCGGGGTATCGTTAGAATACTATCTTGAAGAGTTTGTATGATTACTGACACCGAGGTGTTGTTGTTCGCTATATGGCAGGTGGACAACATCACCAAACTTACAGAGAATAATGAAAGTAAATCCTACATTTACAATCATTTGACACCAATAAGGTATGAACTTGAGAGACAGTTGACAAACCTTCGACATCAGTCTAAACTTAAGGAGTAATTCACAGGAGATGATGAAACACCTCTACATTGTTGACCATTTTGTACCATTTCCACAGTCAGAATATGGTGGCGTATGGAATGTCATTGCTGAAACTGATGAGCAATGCTTTGATATTATCGTTTGTGATGATGATGATCTTAATATAGGTTGCTACACACAATTGAGAGAAAACATCAGAAAAGCAGATAAATATGGTTTAGTTGACGAACTAGACTCTAAAGTCGTTTCCTCTTTTCTCACCTAATATGAAAGCAACTAATCCCGAAAGTCCTCTCTTTGACCCTAATGACAAATACCTTAAGTATAAGGTAGACTTTAATGCGAATGAAAAGCATGAAGAAAACGAATGGGATAAAGAGCACGAAGGTAAAATTAGCGATTGGCACTCTCGCCATCGCGATAAGTTACTAGATAAGTTTTGCGATGATCATCCTGGAGCACCCCAATGCAAGGTATTCGATGAATGATAGTGAAAAACGTGCTATTAGTTTATTCATCGAGAGTGTGTTAAAACCTGATAGTAGACTTCGAGCATGTGCCCATAACCAAAAATGTTATGATGAGTTGATGAGTATTCGGCAAGAAGTGCTAGATTTGTTATATCTAAAGCAAAAAGAAAAATGTCCGACTCTGTAAAATATATCTACGAAAAAGAATATGTTGATTGGGGGTATTATGATATCATGTACCCTCAAACAACATTTACAAAGAACATCACCGTTGAGTTAAAGACTGATGCTAAATTAGTCGAATACTTTGGTGAATTTATTCATTTTCTACAAGATGTTGGTTTCTCCTCCGATGAAATCAAAAATCAAATGACTCGATTTTGTACCTATCAAGATGAAATTTCTTCTAGAATACGACAAACCAAAGAAAAAGAAGTGGGCACGACAGAAGACAGTATTCTTTGATATTCGTGATGCTATAATGTGGGAGCGGCACATTCTATCAGAGGGGTGTAAGAATTCGCAGATTCGTCCACTCTGACTAGTGGCACAGGGTATTGCAATTAACTAAATTATCCATTATAATGACTGTGTTGACATATAAGTATGGAACTTCCTCTTGACTTCCCCCACAGAGCACCAAAACACTTCTATTATGAATGTCAAACTTTCAAATCTAATGTGGATGCTATATGGCTTTGTAACACTCAAAGTTATGCTTATACTACTGATAATCCTATTCGTACCATCTGGGGATTCATCAAATATAAGAGAACGAAGAGAAGCACTACGCACACTTACCATGCCCCCATCAACTGTAATAAAATAGGTGCTGAAGTAGATATAAATGATACTAGGACTTATACTGCTATGCAGTTAAATCTCACACCCCTAGAGAAAGCATTTTCATGAAAGAACTAGATCCATCAACTATATCTCTATCAACACCTTCTAAATCGTTTGCCTACGAAAAGATATCAAGGGATATTGAGGGATGTAATGATATTGAAGTATTGAAAGACGCACTACGGTGTTATGTTAAACTATACTTCAAACAGCAAGAAACTATGTCATTTATTGGATTGCCAAGTATTAGTGATGGAGACAATGGAGACTCGTAAAGAGAAACTAAAGTTTGAATATCATACCCCAAAGATTGATGATTATGTAAGATGGACTCGTTCTACTGGTTTAGTAGATGAGGGATGGGTATACTTTGTTGATGATAATTATATTACAATTGAAGTTGGCATAAAAGATAAACCTAATTGTCAGTATACAAAAGAAGAAAAACACAAAAAGATTCACACTTTAATTGTATGTCATAACTGGTACTGGCATCAAATTGAATACATAAGAAGCAGAAATTTATCAATGGAACAATGAGAAAATTATTACTGGCACTAGCAGCATCTGTTAGTTTAAGTACACCTACATTAGCAAATGATTTTCAATCGAACCCACTTACTTATCCTGATGAGTACTATTCGTCTCATTCGATGGGTTGTCTTCTTCTACAAGAGTGTAAAGATGGTATTGTGGAGATTACTTCCATCAAAACGCTTGAAGATTACTATGGTAAGACATTCAATGTAAGTTCAGAGTTCTCTACACTGCTTAAACTTATCAATGATGTAGATTCAAAAGTATATCTGGCACCGCAAGAATATTTTCCAGTAGGACACCGTGGAGTATATCATACAGTAAGTAATCATTTCTATTTGAATGATGCTTTCATGAAAAAAGAAAGCACTTTGATGTCAGTTATGCGCCATGAGGGGTGGCACATGGCACAAGATTGTATGGCAGGTGATATTAAGAACACATATATTGCTGTAGTATTTGATGATAAAAAGATTCCACAGTTGTGGAAAGATATGGCAAAAGATACCTATCCTAAATCAGCACTACCTTGGGAACAAGAGGCAATGTGGACAGGTAGAGTGGAAGGTATGACAGTTGATGCCCTCAAAGCATGTAAGACTGGTGCGATGTGGGAGCAATATGATCCCACTCCATTAACTAAACAATTCCTATTAGATAAAGGATTTATCAAGAACTAAATTATCCAATGTGGAGACTATGGGCAAAGGCACTAGGTCAGAAAGAAGGTAGAGATGTAAAGGAAGCGGATAAAATTGCCATTATCCGCACACTCATCATGGTACAATTAATCATCACTAATTTATTCATTGTGTCAGGAAATGTTAAAAACTTATTTTATGACACTAAATATATTCACTGTCCGGTCAAACAACTGACCACCACCCCTTGACTGCGGGTGGATTTCGTACTATATTGTTAAAGTAGTTCAGGAGTTCACCATGCCTTTCGCTTACATGCCGCAAAAAGCAAAGTATCGCGTCACTCTAGAATTAGATGTGATGGATGACTTTCAACCTCATAACATTGATTGGGATAAAGTTCTTGATATTCAAGGATCTGAAAAAGTCAATGCTTATGTTGAAGATCTAAACACACCTGATAGGTGGTGAACTAAATTAGTCAGGGAGACTAAATAAAATATATTAGTTCTCCCTGCTATGGCATTTTATATTACTAGATCAGCAAGATTAGACGGACGCACTGTTTATTATCATGGTGGAAACCGCTGGAGTGATGAATCAGTGGGTAGAATGAATTATGACACAAAAGCAGAGGCAGATGCCTTGCTAGTGAATCCTGATGGCAAAAATGGTGGGTTCCAAGGCGCTACGGTGGTAGAAGGATGAAAACATTTAGTCAATTTATTGCGGAAGCAACATACGATCCAGAGATTCAGGGAAGATCTCAAATTAGACAAACTGGCGAAGGTGGACGTAAAGCACCTAAAAGAGACACTGCTAGTAGACGCGCACCCGGTGTAAAACCTAGAGTAAAAGCAACCGGTGGCGGTCAATCTGCTGCTGTGGGTGAATATAAGACCAGAAAGGATGTAGGTAAGACACAAGCAAGATCTGCCCGTGAGCAACAACCAACGAAAGAAAGAGGGTCAGCAGAAGTAAAACAATCTTATGCTGATAAAGCAAAAGAAGAGAGAAAGAAAGCAGCACAGGCAAGAATAGCGGCAAGAAAATCTGGTGGTGAAGTAAAGAAGACTGCTACATCTTCAAAGGATGCTAGTAAAGAAGCATCTAAACTCCTGAAAAAGAAAGAGACTAAATCTGCCTCTCCTGATTATAAACCAGCAAAGGCGTCTGGGATGACACGTCAAGAGAGAATGAAGCAGCAACGTAAGGGTGAAACTATGCTGCGTGGTATTATGAAAGACCAAGAAACTGACAAATACCGCAAGGCAACGGGCAAGAATCCCGATGCCAAAGGTAGAACCAAGATTATGGGTAGAGTCCATCGCAGAATGAGCACCTAACATGAAAACATTTCAAGATTTTCTATCAGAAGGTCCACAAGGTGTGGGTGATTATTCTACATCAGGCACTGAAGGTGGTTCATATAAATCTTTTACAAAAAGACCTAGCACTGGTATAGGTTCCGCTTTAAAAGGTGGTGCTAAAAATGCTGTTCAAAGCATCAAGAATGCTGGTAAGAATACAGCAGGATCTGAACAGAAACGGAAACCACAACCATATAGAAATAAAAATAAAGAAGCAACACCTAAACCTGAAAAGGGTGGAGCATTAGCAAAGAGAACAACCTCCGATGTTGTTAAGACAGCAGCAAAATCTGCTGCTAAATCACGTCCTATGCTAGGAATGGCACAGCGTGGTGATATTAAGAAGAAATTAGCAGGGACACCACAACGTAAGGCATTAAAACCTGGTTCTTCATCAATAACAAACAAACCAGAATCCAAACCTGCTACACAATCAGGCATCCAACCAGTTAGAGTTAGTGTTCTCGGTCCAAAGAGAGCAGGATATATTGGTTCAGGTGATAAAAACAAGGTGTCTGGTAGCAATCAGAAGCAACTTCCTGCTGCCAAGAAACAATTACCACCTGGCAGATAAAGTTAGTAACCTCCAAATGTCCACAGTGGTGTAGTTGACTGGTTCAAACATGAACACTCGCCCCACTGTTATTATGGAGCGTGAAGATTACTCTGCCACTTTTGGACTGTTGTTTGAAGATTTCAAGGCACGTCGTAAGATTCATCAATATGAGATGAATCTTCTAATGAAAGACATTTCTCTTGCCTTAAATGTTATCACCGACAAAGTATTTTACACATTTACAGATCGGTAATAAAGTAACCCCAACTGGGGTCTTTTTTTATATTTTATGAACTACACTAAAGCACAACTTATTGACGCACTTGTGGCAGAGTGGGAGTATCTTTGCCATGATGATTATGACCCAGAAGATCTAACTCCAGAAGAATATCGTAAGGAAATGGAATCACTTACAGTAGAACAATTGATTGAAGAAACATCAACCGGAGAAGGTTACACTCTTGATGAATTTATGGAAAATCACGGGTAATTATTGTTAGTAACCTCCAAATGTCCACTATACTGTAAGCAACCACATCATGAACAACTCCTCGACCATCATTCGTGAACTTCAAGAACTCCGCAAAGTGTGGAGAGATAATAACTTTAATTTGACAAAAGAACAGCAGTCGCGTTATAATGAACTGACTGAACTTCGTCGCGCATTTATCGCACATTGGGAGGAGAATGGTCTAGTTTGGAAAGGTCCATCTAACGTAGGCAAAGCAACAACAACAGCAGAAGAATCTGCTGCCTGATTCACACTCACTAAACTCACTCCATTATCATCATGTCCGCTTTTGATCTGTTCAATGTTGAAGATAACGACGCCATGTTTGAACCTCCTGTAGGTAGAGGGGGGAAACTTAAGTATCCTTGGTATAACATGGAACCCGGTATGTTCTTTTATATTCCGTTGGAGAATCCTGAATCACACTATCACCCACCTGTGCCAGGTGTATTGGCACATGAAGGTTTCAAGGTTTCTTATCAAAAACAGGAATTGAAAGAAACAGGTGAAACCTGCATGGTAATTACTCGCATTGAGTGATATATTAGTAATCACTAAATGTCCCCATCTCTTTTTTTATCATGAGTTTACTTAACATCATCAAACAGTACGAGACCGAAGTTGATAAACTTCCCCAGACTCATTTTGAGTTGGGTGGTGGTGCTGCTCGGTCAGCATCTGGTCTAGTTTATGAGAACTTGATTGCGAGAACTTGTGATAAATTGGGACTAGATGCCCGCAGAAATGATTACAAACGCACCGAGGAGGTTAATGGTACTTGCCTGAAGAATCTTCAGGTGGATAAACACATCTATCGCAACGGTGTGATGACGAAAGCAGTCGAATCTAAATGTTATTTGGATGCTTGCTATCTCAAACGTGCTGTGATGGACTTCATTGAACTGGATCAATCTCCTGATGTTCCTGACAATGTAGAGTACGCAATCTTCGCTGGACAAAATGCCTGTGGGAAGGATGCTTTTGCCTACTATCCTGCTTTCTTCAAGAAGATTACAGGTAAGGAAGTAAAGATCTTTTTTGTTAATCCTTCTCGTAAGCGTTCATCTTCTCGCTCTATCTACAGAGAAGAGTATCGTGAAGATTTCAAACTTGACACGATGGCGTATAATCAATTTGTGGAATGGTTGAATAAGTGATGCTGTATAATGATGATATGTTCAATGTTCTGGGTAATCTTGAACCCCAGAGCATTGATCTTCTGTTGACAGATTTTCCCTATGGGACATTAAACAAGTCTCGCAATCAGTGGGATCGTATCATCGATTATGATAGATTCTGGGAGATTGTTGATGTAATTTGTAAACCAAATTGTGCGATTATATCAACAGCAGCACAACCATTCACATCTGTATTGATTTCTACAAACTACAGAGATTTCAAGTATAATCTAGTATGGGAAAAGAGCAAGGCAACTGGTTACTTAAATGCTAAAAAGCAACCGATGAGAGCACATGAGGATATTGTAGTTTTCTATAAAAAACAACCAACTTACAATCCACAGATGACATCGGGTGACCCATATGATAAGGGTAAAGCATTACGAGACTGCGAACAATATGGTAAACAAACTAAAGCAGTTCACGTCAAAAATGAAGAGGGAACACGTTATCCTAGAAGTGTGATATACTTTAAGACAGCAGAAAGTGAGGGTAAGTTTCATCCTACACAGAAACCTGTTGAACTTTATAGATGGTTAGTGCGAACATATTCAAACCCTGGTGATACTATACTTGACCCATGTATGGGTGCCGGAACAACTGGAATAGCAGCAAATATGGAAGACAGAAAGTTTATTGGTATTGAACGAGAAAAAGAATATTTTGATAAAGCAGCAAGTCGCATCAACGTCGGCAAACTTCCACTGTGATATTGTTAGTTACCTCCAAATGTCCTCTATTATACAACAACCTGACTTGATGACCGTAACTCTTCGCCCTCATCAGCAAGAAGCACTTAACGCCCTTAAAGTAAACTCTATCGGTCAGTGTATCTTCCCCACTGGTGGTGGTAAGACATTGGTCGCAATCATGGACGCCGTGCGTCGTTTTGAGGTCAATGTTCCTCGCACTATTGTAGTTGTTTGCCCTCGTATTTTGCTCGCAGAACAACTCTCTTCGGAGTTTCTTGAGCATGTGACTAATGCTAACCCTCTCCATGTTCACAGTGGAGAGACAAAGCATTTCAGAACTACAAAGTCAGAACGTATCAAACTGTTTGTTGATATGTGTCAGACAGTGCGGGAGCATGTTATTATCTTCACCACATATCACTCTCTTCATCGTATTGTTGAGGCAGGTATTTCTGTCGATACAATCTATTTTGACGAGGCACACAATTCTGTTCAGCGTCATTGCTATCCTTCTGTTGAGCACTACAGCAAGAAAGCAGATCGTTGCTACTATTTTACAGCGACCCGCAAGACTTCTGTCACTCCTAACAAACCAGGGATGAACAATGCTGACGTTTATGGTCAAATTATCTCGCGTGTTTCTGCCCCTAAACTTGTTGATGGTGGATTCATTTTGCCACCTAAAGTGAAAGTTATTGACATGGCAAAAATGCCTGTCAAGTCCATCACTCCACTCACGGACTCTAGCAATATCCTTAAGACCATTGATGACATCAGCATCAAGAAGATTTTGGTGGCAGTAAGAACAACCCAGCAACTTATCAATCTCTTTCAGACTGATTTTGCTTATGAACTTGAGCAGCGTGGGTATGATTATCTTTACATCACTTCCAAGACTGGTGCTGTTATCAATGGCAAGAAAGTATCCCGTGAGCATTTCTTTGACGTGCTGAACAGTTGGGGTAAAGATCCTGATCGTAAGTTTATTGTACTTCACCGTTCAATCCTTGCTGAAGGTATCAACGTATCAGAACTTGAGGCAGTCATTTTCCTTCGCAACATGGATGTCATTGAACTTACTCAAACTGTTGGGCGTGTTCTTCGTAAAGGTGGAAATGCTAAAACTTATGGTATGCTCTGCGTCCCAGTATATTCAAACGTTGGTGTTGCCACTGAACGCGCATTGCAGCGTGTTGTTGATATTGTGTTTGAAAAAGGTGAGGTTCTTGATTCTGTAATGCGCCGATGAAGATAACATATACTAGGACAAGTTTGCTTGATGCTGTTCCTTATGAGGAAGGATTTATCGTAGGAAAGTATGATGATCCTATGATGTATGCGGCAGTGCCCATTTCTAACAGCACAACTAAACTCGCTGTTGTTCATCAAGCAAATGTTCTTAAAGTTTGTAGAAATAGACAATCAGCAATAAACTTTATAGATAAACACAAGCGATCTCGTAAAAACAAATGAAAAAGATTAAATCAATGGGGGAGTTACAAACTTACGTCAATTCTCTCTCTACAAAGTTAGGTGCTAAAGCACCATGTGCGGCGTGGATTATCACAAATGATGATCTTATGACAGAAGGTGAAGAATCTACAAATTTAGAGAAAGTACCACCAAATGATGCTAAAATGATCTTGGAAGCAATCAATATGGAAGATCATCCTTATGTGGTTGAAGTAATTGAACAGGTAATAGAAAATGAACTCTCCTCGCGAGGATTCTGAAATATATTGTTAGTAACCCCCAAACGTCTTCTATAGTATGGCAAACACACACCTCGAACATCCAGAAGACACCATTCTCACTGGTGATCTTTCTATTTTTGATGACCTTTATGGTTCTGCTTTTCATATTGGTTTGAAAATGGATGGTGCTCCCGCTATTGTTTGGGGTACATATCAGGGTAAATTCTTTGTATGTACCAAAGCAGCATTCAACAAGAAAAAGATTCGTCTATGCTACACAGTTGATGATATTCATCAGCATTTTGGTCATCAAGAAGATGTTGCTGACCTGCTATATTTGATGCTTAAGTATCTTCCTCGCACGGAAGGTGTGTATCAAGGTGATTTCATTGGTTTTGGTCGTAAGAGTGAATTTACCAACAATACGCTAACTTATGTCTTCCCCGAGAAGATTGACCAGAAACTTGTCATCGCACCACATACAAAGTATTATGTTGATGGTGAACTTTGTGATGCTGTTGCTCTGCCACTGCGTGAATGTTTTGACGATACAAAACATATCAAGTTTGTAATGCCGTCTGTTGATCGTATTCATCGCGATGATACTGCTCCAAAGATTGACAGTAGCATGGTCAAGTTCTTGACACCACAGCAGGCAAATCGTGCCAAGCAAGCAATCAATCAACTGATCGCATCTGGTTACAAACTTGATGATGAGATTCTGACAACTATCTTGCGTTGTAATTACCTTGCCAACCTATATTTGTGGATTATTGAACTCAAGCAAGAGATGATTGAAGATATGATTGTATACTCTGATTTTGATACATTCCTGCCTAGTGGTAAACAAACTGTCGGTGAGGGTTTTGTATATTGGACGCTATCAAATGCCATCAAACTTGTCAACCGTGAGGAGTTCAGTTATGCTAACTTTACCAACAGTAAGTTTATGTAATTATTGTTAGTAACCTCTAAATGTCCCCTATAGTGTAAGCATCAACGGGCGATCAAGTCCGAGATTCTATGAAACAATTCTTTCAAGATGTTTTGACCCTTGGATATAAATCCAACAGTCAAGATAACCCGCTTCATGAACAACAGGTTGAAGACTTGTTGATCAAACATAACATTCAATACGAAGCACAACCTAACGGAATCCAAAACAGTCCTGATTTCAGGGTAACACTGGAGGATGGTAAGACTGTTGACATTGAATGTAAGTCTAGCAAGCAAACATTTCCCACTTATAATGGTGGTTTGCCAAAGAAAGGTGTAGTTTACATCTTCTCTAGTGCCAAATATGATGAGACTACTATATTTTTTGCTGATGATGTTGTCAGCGATAAGAAACGCCAACAGTTTGCTAATCTGACTGAAGAACTTAACGCAGTTCTCAAAATGTATCAGATGGAAGAAGAATGGCAAGAAGATTCACGCGGATTTGACTTTTATATCAGAAACATGTATACTCAAAGTGGTGCTGGAAAGAAAGACTATTTCAAACACTCTGAACGCCAAATCTGTGAATCCAATGTTCTCAATCACTGCTGGTAATTGTCAAGAGGTTCTCTCCACTTATGATGAGAATCTCTTTCATGCTTGTATCACTGATCCTCCATATGGGATGGGTATGGATACATGGGATTATGCTGTTCCCACTGTAGAGATCTGGCGTGAGGTTTATAGAACTTTGCGACCGGGTGCGTTCTTGTTATCTTTCTGCTCTCCTGAATTGTATCATCGTATGGCGGTGAATGTGGAGGATGCTGGTTTTATTATTAAAGACCAGATTATGTGGATGACTACAACAAAGATGCCCAAACATAACAGGTTAAAACCTGCTCATGAACCAATTGTAGTGGCACAAAAACCATACAAAGGTTCTCTACAAAGTAACTTTGAGCAGTGGGGATGTGGCATCATTGATGTAGAGAATACCCGTGTGCCATGGGATAAAGAACCTCCAAAAGGTTGGGTTGCTGGTGGTGCCAAGCGTCGCACATTTGGCAAGGAAGGTAATACGAAGGGTACAGGTGCTGAGTATGGCACAAAGGACGCAAATCCTGCTGGTAGGTATCCATCAAACATCATTGGTGAGGTACAATCAGAGCATCAGAAATACTTCTATGCTCCACGCGCAACCCGTAAAGAGAAGGGAGAAGGTAACAATCATCCTACCGTAAAACCTGTGAGTTTGATGGAGTATCTCGTCAAGATTTACAGTCCTATTGGTGGACAAGTCCTAGATCCTTTCTGTGGTTCAGGTACAACAGGTGTGGGATGTATCAATAATGATAGAGAGTTTGTTGGCATAGATCTGTCAGAAGATTATACACAGATTGCCAAAGAACGTTGTAATATTGTTAGTAACCTCTAAACGTCGCCTATAGTATGAATACTACTCAAGCGATCTCAATCCTCTCTGAACACTACCAGGCACCCTATGTGGGTTCCTACGTTGTTACTGTAACAGGTAATCTGATTGAGGATATTATGAACGAAGGTGACGAGGGTAAGACCTTTCACAAGTGGGCAACAACTCCCCTCTCAAGTGTTGTTGAAGAATCTAATCTGATCTCTCTCGCTAATCACTACTCATGAATCAAACTGAAATCCAAAAACATTTAGAAGACCCATATAATCGTCTTCGTTATTGTTATGAATTCATTGGTGAAGATGAAGATATGAATCAAAAATGTTATAAGAGAATCTATCACTATCTTTCAATTGTAACTGACTCTGAATCTCACTATTGATATATGATTATTGTTAGTAACCTCCAAATGTCTTCTATAGTATGAACAAGATTAATCCGATGCTTTTGAACAACTCTGCTTTTATCTCTGGTCTTCGTGGTCTCCAAGGGTTTGTAATGGAGACCGGTGCTGATATTGATATGGCATACGATTGGTTATGTGATCAGGCAGGAATTACGTCCTTTGTTTGTGATATGGATGCTTGGAGTTGCTTTTACGATGTATACATGGACGCCGCAGAATGAATATCAAAGAACAACTTAACTCACTCACAATTCGCAAAACTATGAACACAGTTGAAATCAACAAATCTATCATGGAGTTGAACTATAGGAAAGAGAAACTCAACAACGAAGTAGAAGACATTCAGGCACAGATTAACTTTCTTGCTTGTATGCGTGAACGTCAAAGAATGACTGATGATGAACGGTCAGGACAATCACTATTTGATGAAATGTTTGGAGGTTGATTGATATGAATTCTGATCTTGAAATGTTATCACAAAGAGAATTACTAATGGAGGATATTGATTCCATATGTGATGGTTTCTTTTGTGAGAACTTCCCCGCTAGTAAGGATCAATATGAAGAATTAGTAGCACTCCTATGTGATGCTGTCTGTAAAAACTTTCCCACTAACTAACATCATGCTCAAAGGACAAGTTCTCAAAGTCGTTGGACAAACTGCGACTGGCGTTGATCACAACCTAACACGAATAGAGAAATTTGAAGTATTTTGTAGAGTATGTGATGGATTACTTAAGGATGGAAGAATCAGTGCTGCCAAACATCGTGCCTGGACAAATATATTTTAATTATTGTTAGTAACCTCTAAATGTCTTCTATAGTATACGCAATCAATCAATCATGAGTTCATTTTATGTACGGTTTGAGTCAGTTGAACTTGACGAACCACAATACATCGGACCATTTAATAGTGAGGATGATGCATATGATTATGCTGATGATTGTAATACAGGGTTATCATTGAATGGTATTCCTGGCGATGTTGCTTCTTATGGAGTTGTTTAATGTCTTTTGAATTTGACACTGAAAAGGGTGAACTTTGTACTGTTGAATGTTGGCAGGATGAAGATCGTGAGGAACGTTATCAAGATGGCGGGCGTGATTTAATCTGGATTGATCGCATTCACAGCAATCAATATGGTGATATTGAATCATATATCAGTGCCAAGTTTGCTGATATAAGTGACACTATCTACATTGACATTCATGCTTGTCGTTCATCAACAGTGATTGTATATGAGAAGGGTGATGAATTTTATGGTGTATATTTGAATAACATTTCAATTGAAGAGATTGGAGATGATTGTTTAGGAGGCGGTGAATATGTATGGCAAACCAATAAACTTATCAATCGTTATTCACTTGCTTAATTAACAATGACTATTCAAATTTGTTCAGGTGCCTGGATTGATTCCAAAGGTCGTAGGCATAACTTTGAGATTGAATCTGATCGTGCTGAACGATCATATATCACGGAACTTGTGGAAGCAATGTATCCAGCAGAAAAAGTAATTATTAATAGTGTACGACCTAATTTCTAATGATTATTGTTAGTAACCTTGAAATGTCTACTATAGTATGAGAGACAATCGCACCATGATTCAAGACGATAACATCAAAGCAAAATCCATTCTAAATCAAATTCAAGGATGTAAAGTTGCTGATGATAACAACAATCGATATGAGGTTGTTGATGTTAAAGTTTTCAATGGTACAGTTTCATTCATTGGATTGAAAGATTCTGATGGCGTTATCAAGTATGCCAGTGAGAATTGTTATATGAAAATGGCAGATGTTGCTTGATAGATTATTAGTAACCTCCAAACGTCCCCTATAGTATAAGACACAACTCAATCATGACTTCAACTTTTCAAACAACAACAACCGATGAAACTTACAACGGTTGGACTAATTACGAAACCTGGAACGTAGCACTCTGGATTGGTAATGATGAACCATTATATCGTGCTGCTCGTGGTTGCTATTCCTATCAAGATTTCTTGAATAAGTATACTGATGAAGGAGATATGACTCCCGATGGTGTTAAATGGAATGATGTTAATCTCAACCTAGTTGAACTTGACGAAATGATCGAAGAACTGTAAACTACAACAAAGAAGAAACTATTATGTCACAACTATTCACTGAAGCACTTGAATCATTGCCCCAATTTGTATCAGAAATGAATCCAGATTGGGAGATGGTTTATGATTATATGACAGAACAAATGTCCATTGATGATCTTACACCAGAACAAATCCTTAAGGTAACTGATGTTTATGATGAATACATGGGTTATAATGATGGAGAGTAATCCTTAAGCATTATTGTTAGTAACCTCCAAATGTCCCCTATAGTGTAAGCATCACTCAAATTCAAATGCGTAAGATCGAATCCCAAATGTGTTCCGCAATCCAGTCAAACAAAAACTGGAGTTCAGGTAATACAAGTGTTATCACTGATGAGAATAACATCTCTACAGTATATCTTCACGGAAACAAGATCGCTGAAATTGATGATGATTCTATGACTATCTTTGATGGAGGTTATCAGTCTACTACAACTAAATCAAGACTTAATGCACTCTGTGTTGAATTCTGTGTAGAGGGTGAATGTGTTTATCAGAAGAACTTCAAATGGTATGTTGATAAACTCGTAGGAATGGCAGGACAAAGTAAAGTCTTCAACACCTACGAATTCACTAATGGTTTCATCTTCGCGTAAACAAGTTACGCTCTGTTTGACAACCTTCGCGTAAACAATCATGAGACTTATCTTACTCGCTCTCTTCACTATTCTAGGAGCAAACCTATTCATTGATTTGATGGATTCTAACCTTAAGAATATCATTGAAGAACGCAACGAAACTATCAATAGGATGATCAATTCATGAACCTTGGTATTACCCTGAACTCTTTGATCCTTCGGATCTGCAGTTCTTACGGAACCAAGATTAACCTCTCAAAAGTAAGCATAAATACCATGTTTTATGTTAAAAATCATTTATAAATGTGTTTTTAAATGTATATGAGTGTTTTGTTAGTTTTCAACAACCCTGTGGATAAGTGCTTGTTATATGTGGTAAATGCCTGTTAATCTGTGGAAAAGGTATCATTTAATCCCTTCTAAAGCATCATTTAATCCCTTCTAAAGCATCATTCTTATAGTGATGTAAGCGAGCAGTCTATCAGAAACTCTCCCAAATGTCAAGACCCTATGTAACACTCCCACAGACCCACATAATTTTCTTGACATATACTTTGAAACATGGTATTATTGTTAGTAACCTCTAAAGGTCTCCTATAGTGTAAGCACACAACACGCAATGAGTTCTTATCAACAACTCTGTGAACTGATTGATACAGTGAAAGCAGAAGGACACCGAAAGGTAACAGTAACTGTGCTGCCTTCAGGTGTTAAGCGCAAGCGCAAATCTCTGCTGTGATTCACATTAACTGATAGTCCTAGTGATGACTCTAAACCCACTACATTTCACACTAAATCACTTTTATTATGTCACGCGAAGTTCTTCTCGGTATGCTCTCACAGGGTAACACTGGCGACGAAATCCTTGCGATTCTTGATGCTATCTCCGAAGATGTGAATAACACACAGGAGGCAGAGATTCAGTTCTAATGTGATACTTACTGGGGGTTATTATTGTTAGTAACCCCCAAATGTCTCCTATTGTGTAACCGCTACTCACTCATGCATTCAGCAGAATTCTGTCAAGCACTGTATAATCTGATTGATATGAAGGTGATTGATTACAGAGATGAATATCAAATGCTGTTGGAATACTTTACTACTACTGAGGAACTTGATGCATACTTAGAGGCACGCGAAGATGTATATCAATCACTAGGTGTTAGTTAACATATAGTGGGGGCAGTGGTTGACACATAGTCCCCCCATATGTTAGACTGACAGTATTGTGAATTCGACAGTGATTGGGCGTCTTATGTGTCGTCGAGCGGCGGGCGTAGCGGGTATAAGGGTTAAGGGTTAAGGGTTAAGGGTATAAGGTAAGGCGACCCCCCCCCCTAATAATATTTCGACTTTGTGTAACCTACAAAAGTATATTCCCGATCTCTATATAATTCGATAATAAAAATTTCCCCAGAAAAAATTATGCCCGAAAAGGTTTTTCATGTATATGCGAAAGAGGAATGTTTATATAATAATCTAACGGAAGAACAATTTAAGAATACTTGGAACGCCCTCAATGGAATGGTTGGTTTACTACACACCGATTATGATGTTGAGGATTTATCGTATGAGGAAGTAGAAACAACCGCCCATATAGCAGAAGAGTCTTCCTATTGACATCGCATAGATACCACGTTATAATTGAATTGAGTTACTCAGACTTATGGCAAAAGGATTTACAGTAAAAGCAAAGACACCAGTGAAGGCGTCTGTAGAGAAAACAGAGAAAGCAGAGTGGGACTACACAGCAATTAAGGAGAGAATGCGTGGAAAGGCAATTGTCTTCTGTTTACCTGGGAGGGGATGTTCATATGCGTTTATGAAGAACTTTGTTCAATTGTGTTTTGACTTAGTTCAGAATGGAATGAGCATTCAGATTTCACAAGACTATAGTTCTATGGTGAACTTTGCTCGTTGTAAATGTTTGGGTGCGAATGTATTGCGTGGACCTGATCAATTGCCATGGGATGGTAAATTGAAGTATGATTATCAGTTGTGGATTGATAGTGATATTATCTTTACATCAGAGAAGTTCTGGCAATTGTGTGATATGGCAATTACTGAAGATGGTACGGAGCGTCAGATTGTATCTGGATGGTATAGTACAGAAGATGGACGTACAACAAGTGTTGCTCATTGGTTAGATGAAGATGACTTCCGTAATAATGGTGGTGTCATGAATCATGAGATGGTTGATGGTATCAGTAAGCGTAAGAAACCATTTACTGTTGATTATACAGGATTTGGATGGGTAATGATTCAGAATGGAGTCTTTGAGAGTGCTGCGATGAAGTATCCATGGTTTGCTCCAAAGATGCAAGTCTTTGAATCAGGTGCTGTACAAGACATGTGTGGAGAGGATGTATCATTCTGTTTAGATGCGATCGAAGCAGGATATGAGATTTGGTGTGATCCACGTATTCGTGTAGGACATGAGAAGACGCGAGTAATTTGATGTCATTATTATTTGTTATAATCTTTATGGGATTACTGACGAGTGGTATGATGATGGTTGGAAACAAAATGGCAATTACAAGGAGAATCGATGGCGAAAATTAAGACAGGCAAATTCGGTCAGCAGATGATTGATAGTCAACCCAAGAATACCCGTCAGGGTCAGGGGAAGAATACAAAATACTCTGCTTCTAGTGGCAATAATGCGAAGAAGCGTTATCGTGGTCAAGGACGGTAGTGTCTTATAACAAAACACTTTACACCTATCTCGCTCCCAGTACAGTCTGTGAGGGAGTGGGTGTTTTTTCTTTAGTATTCATACCAGTTGATACATGTATCTTTGTACCCAAAAACCGCGAGAAAATCGCCTTTCACGATGTAAGTAAAGAGATAGGAGTTGCGATGCGAAACCTAACATATTATGATAGTGAAGGATTTTGGGTTGATGATGATTTAGATCGTATTGGTCCACAGTATTATATCAATCATTCAATAAATCCAAATGTATCTTATAATAAGGACACGGGATGTCTTTATGCGATAAAAGATATTTCACCAAATAAAGAATTACTTGATTACTATTTTCCAGAGGAACGAGAATGGCCTATTTAAATCACAGTTTACCAGATTGGTCTTGTTACATTCGTAATGAGTTTCTTTTCAATCATAAGAAGGGTCATGGTGAGGTAACTCGTTGTGATGTTCATTCTGTTGCGAGTATAGAAAAAAGGACGCCTCTCTTTGAAGCATTTCTGGAGAATGGTGTCAATTGGACACGAAGACCTTTACATGCTTTTTGTTGGAAGTCTGATGCGGTTATAGAACCGTTAGAGGACATAATGTACTGGGACTGCTTTTCGCCTTATGTGGACGTACAGAGACGCCATAGATTAGCAGGATTGAATGCGGAACTGATTCGTCCTGATGGGGAGAAAAGAGTAGGAACTTATATGTTTACATTAGATTGGTCATGGGAGAATAAAGGTATGCCTGATCTTAATTTCTCGGAGACACCAGAACATAAGTGTGCTCATTTGTTTAAGATGGAGAATGGTAACTACTATGCTTATCCAAACAATCGTATTATCTGGTATGATGATGCGTGGACATTTGAAAGGATTAGTAAGAATCCTGGATATGAAATTGATCTAACTGTATATTCAGTTGAAAACAAACGTAAGATTGAGACATCAGATCACTTCATGTATGAGGTTACACACCTAGATAATGAAATACCCGATCGGATTCCAGGATTATGAGCGAAGATAACCTCTTAAGAGAGATTGCGAATGACAATCAAACTCCAAGAAATAAGAGAAAGGTAAACCGAGATGGACTTTTTGAAACAAGCGATTGTTCTGATCCTGATCATATCTGTACTTGTGGTACTCAACAGGTAACACTTACTGAAGATTAGTGTTCTAAATAAGGTAGAATTCTTGTATCAGTTTGTCAGTTCAAGAAAGGAGATCGAAAGGTTTCAAAGACATTAGTGCTACGTTCAAGATTAATCCTATCAATAGTGATTTGATTGGTCTTGTTAATTATAATGCGATAGCACGATCGGTTCGTAATTTAATTCTAACCGTGCCTGGTGAAAGACCTTTCAATCCAGTTCTTGGATCTGGCGTGAATGCCTTATTGTTTAATCAACTTGATAATATTACGGCTAGTAGTATTAAGAGTGAGATTATTACAACACTTGATAACTTTGAACCGCGAATAGAATTAAATAATGTAATTGTTGCTCCAAACACAGAACAACATAGATTTGATGTTACAATTCAATATTATATTGTTGGCATTCCACTGGATGTACAAGAAATTCAGATAGCATTAGTCCCGACTAGGTAAGATGCCACTAGTAAACTTCAGCAACCTAGACTTCGACCAGATTAAAACGTCCATCAAGGACTATATTCGTGCGAACTCTAATTTCACCGATTATGATTTTGAGGGATCTAACCTCTCAACAATTATTGATACGTTAGCATATAACACATATCTCACTTCGTATAACACCAATATGGTGACGAATGAGATATTCATTGATAGTGCTACGTTGAGAGAGAACGTAGTATCTCTAGCAAGAAATATTGGATATCTTCCGCGTTCTAGAAGATCAGCAAGAATATCCGCGTCATTTACAGTATCTAATCTTACTAACATTCCTTCTGTTACATTGAAGAAAGGATTAGTCGCTGTTACTTCTCAACGTTTTGGTAACTCTGACTTTATATTTTCAATTCCAGAAGATGTTACTGTACCAGTAAATTCAAAAGGTGTAGCACAATTCTTTGATATTGTTTTATATGAAGGTTCATACCTAGAGCAATCATTTACTATTAGTTCAAGAAATCCAGACCAGAAATTTATATTATCTAATACTGGTGTAGATACGACAACCATTAATGTAACTGTTAATGAGTCTAGTACATCAACTACCAAGAGCACATATAAACTTTATAATAGTCTAATTGATGTAGGACCAGAAACTCGCGTTTATTTCATTCAAGAGATTGATGGTGAACGTTATGAGCTCCTATTTGGTGATGGTATCATTGCGAAGAAGTTAGAAGAACCTAATGAAGTTAATATTGGATATATTGTATCAAGTGGTGCAAATGGAAATAGCATATCAAATTTAACATTTGCTGGTTCTCTTGTCACTAATAATGGAACACCAATTACACAAGGGTTGTCATTCATTACTGTAGATGGAGCATCCATTGGTGGTGCACCGATTGAATCCGTTGACTCGATTAAAAAATATGGTCCACAAGTCTATGCTTCACAGAATAGAGCAGTTACTGCTGCTGATTATGAGGCACTAATTCCTAGAATCTACCCCGAAGCAGAATCTGTTTCAGCATATGGTGGTGAAGAATTAAATCCACCACAATATGGAAAGGTATTCATTAGTATCAAACCAGTTAATGGCGTTTTTCTTTCTAATTGTTTGAAAGATAACCTTGCTTCAGAACTTGCAAAGTACAAAGTAGCAGGTATTAGGGTTGATGTTATCGACTTATCTTACTTGTACATTGAACCGTCGTCTAACGTTTATTATAACAGCAACCTGACTCCTACTACCCTAGGAGGAAATGATAGCACTGGAGTGGTTTCTAGCCCCGTTAGAGACGATGCTCTGAAAGCAATTGGAAACTATGCTAACTCAACTGAATTAAATAAATTTGGTGGGCGATTTAAGTATAGTAAGTACCAGTGTGTGATTGATAAATCTAATTCTGCGATTACATCAAACATTACCAATATCCAAATTAGAAGAGATTTAGAACCAAAACTAAATCAGTTCGCTGAGTATGAACTTTGCTATGGAAATAGATTCCGTCTAAAGAATCATTGTCGTTCTGTTGCAGAAGGTGCAATGGTTGGTTTCAACATCAGATCCTCGGGATTTAAAATTAGTGGTAGTGCTGATATTGTGTATCTTGGCGATCTTCCTAATGCTAATATGGAGATCGGAGAATTATTCCTCTTTAAGTTAAATTCTCCCAGAAATCCTGTCATCGTTAAGAGAAACGTAGGGGTTGTAAATTATAAGAAGGGTGAGATTATGTTGAACCCAATAAAGATTATATCTACACAGATTACTAAAGGAACTACACCTGTTATTGAAATCTCTGCGATTCCATATTCAAATGATGTCATTGGTCTTCAAGATCTTTACTTACAATTAGACCTTAATAATACTGTGGTAAATACTGTTATAGATCAGATTGATTCAAAAACAGATGTATCTGGAACCAATTATATTGTGTCTCCAAGTTTTGATGGTAATCAATTAGTTCGTGGAGTACCAGTCACTATTAGTGGAGCAAATGGAACAACATCTGCTACGACTCCGAGCACAATAGCACAAGTAACGACACCCGTTGCCACCACACAAGTAACAGGTATTGTTCAATCACCAAATACATCATACAGCCCAGGATCCACCCCCGGTTATTAATATCAAATGGCACTAGATAGAGTTAAAATTCAAGATATCCTCGCGTCTCAAGTTCCTGAGTATGTGAAGGATGATTTTCCTCTGCTTGTAACTTTCCTAGAAGAGTATTATAAATCCCAAGAGATACAAAGTGGTACATTTGATCTGATTCAAAACCTGGATCAATATGTTAAATTAGATCAGTTAGTAAATCTAAAGAGCAGCACAATTCTTCAAGAAAGTATTGATTTTGCTTCTACAACTATCAAGACTGATGTTGATAGTAATTTCACATATGGATTTCCCGAAGAGAACGGGTTGATTAAAATTGACGATGAAGTCATCTCTTATGGGTATAAGACCAGCACCACATTTGAAGACTGTAAGAGGGGGTTTAGTGGCGTTACAGCACTGATTGGACCGGTTCCCGATCAATTGGTATTTAATAGCACTATTTCAGCAAATCATACGAAAGGTGCGAAAATTGAGAATCTTAATATTCTCTTCCTACAGGAATTCTTTAAAAAACTGAAAAAGCAAGTTGTTCCTGGTTTCCAAAATAGGCAACTTACTGATGGTTTAGACCAAAGAAACTTTATTCTTGGATCTAATACTTTTTATAATTCAAAAGGAACAGACGATTCAGTTGAGATTCTATTCAGAGCATTATTTGGTAAAGAAGCAGAAATTATTCTCCCAAGTAAGTTCTTGATCAGACCTTCGGATGCTGATTATAGAATTTCAAAAGATTTTATTGTTGAATCATATGTGGGAGATCCACTAGAACTTATTAGTAAGACTCTATATCAACCAATTATTAATTTTGGAAATAAAGGTGGAATTGGTCAAGAGGGACTTGGACGGGGAACTGGAACGACAGGAACGCTGTCTGGCATTAACTCTATCAATGGAACACCAGAATTAGATAAGGTCGTTAGAGGATCTGTTTGTGGTGTTGAGAGACTTAACTATGACAAGGGACAATACTATCAAATCAGCGTTGATTATGGATATGACAGAGATACTAATGTAGAAGGTAGTGTTTATGGTTCTTTCCAACCTAACCCTAAAACACAAATTGTAAATTCTGTTGCTATTGGTGACACTATCATTGATGTTGATTCGACTGTTGGTTTTCCAGATTCTGGAGATTTAACTGTTATTGATAGAAATAATCAAGAATTAAAAATTAATTATACCTCTAGAAACATCAATCAATTTATTGGCATATCATCTTCCAATATTACATCTGAAATTTCTGATGAAACCACTGTAAGATTCTTTAATAATGCTTTCGCATTTGTAGGTATTGGAACTGAAGATCAAATCAAAGTAAGAATGACTTCTACTTTGAAAGATCTTAAAATTAGAGATAAAACTAAATCTCTTAACGTTGACGATACAATCACTGTTAAATCTCTTGGTCTGCCAAATACTGATAAAAAGTCAACAAATTGGTTTTATAATTTAAAATCACAGTATGATGTTAATAATGTAGAAGTAGTCGATTCTTCGGAAGCAATCTATAAGATTACACTTCAAATCGGTCATTTCTTTAAGAAAGGTTACAAAATTAGACTAGAAAGTA